TCTGCCATCGCGATGCGAAGGACAACATCTATCCCCGAAAGGAGCGCCCGGAAAACAAGATCGACGGCCCGGTGGCCGTGATCATGGGCATCAGCCGGGCGATCTCCGGCGCGCAGGATGACACGCTGTCGTCCGACTTTGAGCTGATGGTGGCGTGATGGGCCGTATCGTCTATGACGCCTCCATGCTGGCCGGCGCCGGCCTGGTCGTGGCCGGCGTCGCGATGACCCTCGGCGCCGGCGCCGCGCTCATCGCCGCCGGCGTGCTCGTGATGACGCTGACGCGTCTTGCGCTGGGCCTGCGCTGATGTTCGCCAGCCTCTTTCGCGCGTCGACGGACGATCGCTCGCCCTGGGGCAACTTCTGGTTCGAGCCGACGTCAATGCGCACCTCGACAGGCATGCGCGTGACGCCGGACACTGCCATGAGGCTGTCGACGGTGTATGCCTGCGTGCGCGTGCTGTCAGAGAGCTTCGCGATTCTGCCGTTCACGATGTACCGGCCCAAGATGGACGGCCGCGGGCGCACGAAGATCAAGAATCACTGGCTCGTAAAGCTGTTTACCAAGCGCCCGAACCGATATCAGAACCCATTCGAATGGCGGGAGATGCTGCAGGGCCACCTGGCGCTGCGCGGGAATGCCTACTGCGAGATCGTCGAGGATGGCGCCGGCGGCATCGCAGAGCTGCTGCCGCTCAACCCTGCCCGCATGAAGGCGGAGACGCTGGCCACAGGTAACTACCGCTGGCAGTACAGCGCCCCTGACGGCACCACGCAGTACTTCACGCGAGACCAGGTCTGGCACATCAGCGGCCTCAGCAGCGACGGCGTGACGGGCCTGAATCCGATCGAGATCCAACGCGAGGCTCTGGGCGCCGCGCTCTCGGCGCAGGAGTACGGCAACCGCTTCTTCGCCAACGATGCGAAGCCTACGGGCGGCTGGGTCGAGGTGCCCGGCAACATCAATGACAAGGCGACGCGGGACAAGCTGAAGGAGTCGGTGCAGGACGCGGTCTCGGGGGTGAATCGCCACAAGACGATGATCCTGGACCGCGGGATGAAGTACCACGAGGTCGGGATGGCGAACAAGGACAGCCAGTTCCTGGAACTGCGTGGATTCTCGCGCACCGAGATCGCGGCGATGTTTCGCGTGCCTCCCCACATGATCGGCGACCTGTCGCGCGCGACCTTCTCCAACATCGAACAGCAGTCGATTGACTTCTGGATGGGCTCGATGCTGCCGTGGACGGAGCGCTGGGAGGCTGCGATCGAATGGCTGCTGCCGGAGGACGACGACCTCGAGTGCGAGTTCGACTTCCGCAACCTGCTGCGGGGCGACTCGACGTCGCGCGCCTCCTACATCCACAACATGGTTCTCGACGGCGTGCTGACGCGCAATGAGGGCCGCGAGCTCGAAGGCTACGACCCCATGGATGGCCTGGATGAGCCCTTGGTACCGGTCAATGAGCGCGGACTCAACGATCCGAACCCCGCTGTGCAGCCCGTGCAGACGCCTGCGAAGCCGGCAGATCCGCAGGAGCCGGCGGACGACGCGAGCGCGCGCCTGGTGGCACTGCTCGGGGGCAATGCCGCGCGGATGGCGCGTCGGATAGGGGAGGGCAAGGCGCCCTCGGCCGAGATCCTCGCGGAGTCGCTGGCGGTCGGGCGCGACGCCGCTGTTGGTTGGCTCGAGCTGCACTCGCGGCACGCGGGCGCACTGACCGAAGACGAAATCACCGCGTCCCTGTTGGCGCTTGGGAGCAAGACATGACCACCCACTTCCTGGCCGAGTGCCTCGCAACCCCCTGGGCGCTCGAGCCCGGGCGCCTGCAGGCCTACGGTGCGCTGCTGGTGCGCCGGTATGCGGGCAAGATCGGCGCGCGCAGCCACGAGGGCGAAGAGCAGGCGCAGCCGCAGGCTGCCGTGCAGCGCGCAGGCGACAAGCGCCAGGGCCAGATCGCCGTGATCCCGGTCTACGGGACGATCATGCAGCGCGCCAGCTCGTTCAACATGTGCGAAAGCGGCACGAGCACGCAGGCCGTCAGCCAAGCCCTGCGCCAGGCGAATGCCGACGAGTCGATCGCGTCGATCGTGCTCGACATCGACAGCCCCGGCGGCAGCGTCTACGGCGTGGCCGAGCTGGCGGACGAGATCCGCGCGAGTGCGAAGCCGGTCACCGCGGTTGCCAACAGCCTGGCGGCATCCGCCGCTTACTGGATCGGCACCGCCGCGAGCGAGTTCTTCGTCACGCCAGGCGGCGAAGTGGGCTCGATCGGCGTCTGGATGGCGCACGAGGACTGGAGCAAGGCGCTCGAGGAGGACGGGATCACGGTGACGCTCATCAGCGCGGGCAAGTTCAAGGTCGAGGGCAACCCCTACGCGCCGCTCGACGAGGAAGCCAAGGGGTTCATGCAGTCGCGCACTGACGAATACTACGGCGCCTTCACCCGTGCGGTCGCGAAGGGCATGAATGTGCCGATCGACCAGGTGCGCAACGGCATGGGCCAGGGGCGCGTGCTCGGCGCTTCGCAAGCCAAGTCCGAAGGCATGGTCCACGGCGTGATGACCTTCGACCAGGTCATTCGCCACGTCCAGAAATCCGCGAAGCCGGGGCGCAGCGCCCTGGCTGCGTCGCAGCGTCGTCTGGCGATCGCCGAGCAGGAATGATCATCAACCGTTCACGGGCTGGCACGGCCCATTCGCCCCGCATCCGTTGATGTGAAGGCGCGCGGCCCGTAGGCCGTTGTGCACCCCGACTGGCCGCCATGTGCGGCCATTTTCGTTTCTGAGCCCGTTCGGCAACACCTGCCGCGCGGGCTCTTTGCATTGGAGCCAAGAAATGTCCGCACGAATCCGTCAACTGCAAGCGCGCAAGGCCGACGCCATCAAGTCGGCGCGCGCGATCGCCACCGCCGCCGAGGCCGCCGGCCGCGACATCACCGCCGAAGAACAGACCCAGTTCGACGGCTTCATGGCGACGTCCGATGCCCTGAATCGGCAGATCGCCAACGAGCAGCGCCTGGCGCTCGAGGAGGCCGGCCTCAACCCCGACGGCACCGTCGACATCGGCGCAGCGCGCGTGATCGATGTCACCGAGAACGCTGCTGCAGACCCGAAGCGCGGCTTCAAGAGCTTCGGCGAGTTCCTCAGCGCCGTGCGCGAAGGCAGCGGCAGCAAGGGCTCGATCGATCCGACCGCGTTCAAGGCCGCCGCGCCCACCACGTTCGGCGCGGAAGGGTCCGGCGCGGACGGCGGCTTCCTCGTGCCGCCGGCCTTCTCGACCGACATCTTCACGCTGGCACTGACCGACGACGCTCTGCTGCCGCTCACCGACAACACGCCGGTCGAAGGCAACGGCATGGTCTTCCCGAAGGACGAGACCACGCCCTGGGGAACGAACGGCGTGCGCGCCTACTGGCAGGCGGAAGCGTCGCTGGCCCAGCAGACCAAGCCCGTTCTCGGCACCCAGGCGATGCGCCTGCACAAGCTGATGGCTCTGGCGCCGCTGACGAACGAGCTGCTCGCCGACTCGACGGCCGCCGGCGCCTACGTGCTGCCGCTGATGGCGCGCTCGATCCGCTGGAAGACGAACGAGGCGATCATGTTCGGCTCGGGCGAAGGCCAGCCGCAGGGGATGTTCAACTCCGGCGCCGTCGTCGTGCAGGCCAAGGAATCCGGCCAGGCCACGCAGACCCTGCTGCCGATGAACATCGCCAACATGGTTGCGCGCATCCCGCCGGGCTCCTACGGCGATGCGCAGTGGTTCATCACGCCCGACCTGTTGCCGTCGCTCTGGACGCTCAACAGCAACAACCAGATCCTGTACCTGCCGTACGGCGGCGGTGCGGGTCCGTTCCAGGCGAGCCCGTACGGCACGCTGCTGGGCCGGCCGATCAACGTGAGCCAGCACAACCCGGCCTTCAGCTCGCAGGGCGACTTGTCGCTGGTCGTGCCGAACTGGTATCGCACGATCACGAAGAGCGGCTCGGGCGTGAACGTCGACCAGTCGATGCACCTGTACTTCGACGCCGACGTGACGGCCTTCCGCGCGACGTTCCGCATGGACGGCGGCTCGAAGATCGCCGCCGCGATCGCGCAGGCCAAGGGCTCCAAGACGCTGAGCCCGTTCGTCCAGCTGCAGGCCCGCTGATCCACCTGGCCCGCAACCTCGCGGGCCTCCTCCCCATCCCATCGGAGAAAGCATCATGTATCTGAATCAGAAACCCAGCGAATCGCTGGCGGTGCTCGGCACCATCGATCCGGTCAGCCAGGCGGCTGCCACGGTCACCACGGGCTGGCTCGACGCGGGCCAGTACTTCTGGGTCATGGCGATCATCCAGACCGGCGTGCTCGGCGCGTCGGCCACGGTCGACGCCAAGCTGCAGCAGGCGACGGACAACGTCGGCACCGGCGCGAAGGACGTCACGGGCAAGGCGATCACGCAGATCGTCAAGGCCTCGGGCGACAACAAGCAGGTGTTGCTCAACGCCAAGGGCGCCGACTTCGACGTCGAGGGCGGCTTCCGCTACTTCCGCCTGTCGCTGACGGTCGGCACCGCGGCGTCGCTGGTCGGCGCGACCGTGCTCGGCTGCTACCCGCGCATCGCCGTCGTGACCAACCAGGCCGCCACCGTCCAGGTCGTCTGACCGGAGCACCCGACACCTTCGCAGGTGTCTCCTCGGGCCGCAAGGCCCTTCAAGCCCCGACAGGCGCAAGCAGGTCGGGGCTTTTCTTCGGACCCACATCATGAAGCACATCACCCTGGACTTCGACTACACGCTCAACGGAATGATCCGTTGGGCGAAGGGCGTCGCGCACGAGGCCAACGACGAACTGCGCGGCCTGCTGGCCGACGGTGTCGCGGGCGCCGAGAACGAGATCGCAGACGTCAAGACGGCCGCCGAGGCCACGTCCACTGCTGCGCCCGCATCCGACACTGCGTCGGCGGCCAGTGCGCCTGCTGAAGCGGCCCCGGCGGCCCCGGCGGCCGATTCCGGCGCCCCGGCCGCGGCCTCGACTGACAACGCAGCGCAGTAAGCCGCCGTGGCCCTGATCCAGCTCTCCGCGCCGGCGCAGGAGCCGGTGACGCTCGCCGATGCGAAGAACCATCTGCGCATCGACGCGGACATCACGCAGGACGACGCGCTGATTCAGATGCTGATCACGGCCGCGCGGATCTACGGCGAGACGCTCACCGGCCGCAGCTTCATCACGCAGCAGTGGCGCATGGTCCTGGATGCCTTCCCGGGCGGATGGGGCGGCAATCCCGGCAACGTGATCGAGCTCGATCGCGGCACGGTGCAGAGCGTCGACGCGATCACGTACCTCAGCACCGGTGGCACCTGGCTGGCGATGGCGCCCGCGACCATCGCGACGGACCTGGCTTCGATGCCAGGCCGCGTGTCGCCGATCTTCGGCGCCATCTGGCCGATTCCCATGCCGCAGATCGGATCCGTTCGGGTCGACTACACGGCGGGCTACGGGCTCAACCCAACAGACGTGCCTGCCGGGATTCGTCAGTGGATGTTGGTCCGGCTTACGACGCTCTACGAGCATCGCGAGGAGGTCGAGGTCGTCGCCCGCGGCAAGCTGGAGCCGCTGCCCTTCATCGACGGGATGCTCGATCCCTACACGGTGCTGACGATATGACGACGCCCTTGCTTCGTCACCGCGTCACGCTGCAGTCGCGCGACAACTTCAAGGACGGGTTCGGTCAGCAGAGCGCGCCGTGGCGTGACTTCCTGACTGTGTGGGCGGACATCCAACCCGCAAGCGGCAATGAGCAGGCCGCCGGCGAGGCGCTGAACGCTGTCGTCACTCACACGGTGAGGATCCGCTACCGCCCGGGTGTGACGGCCGCGATGCGCGCGCTCTACAGAGGCACGGTCTATGACATCAAGTCGGTGATCGACGACGACATGCGCCACAAGTGGCTCGTGATGCTGTGCACCGAAGGTCTGAACGAGGGTGGATGAGATGTCGCTGATTCAAGACCTGCAGGCGCTCCTCGAGCCGATCGCCGCCGGCGGTGCCTTCTATGCGTTCAACACGACGGAGCCGCTTGCCCGGGATGCCGGCGGCATCAAGCCCTACATCGTCTGGCAGCGGATCGTGAGCGTCGACAACAACACGCTGTCGGGCCCGTCGAACGTGCAGAACACGCGCATTCAGGTCGACATCTTCGCGCCACGGATCGCCGACGCAGAGGCGATTCGGGTGGCCGTCGACGACTCGCTCGTCAACAGCGCGATCACGGTCATTCCGCAGTCGACGCAGGACCTCTACGAGGAGCCCGTGAAGCTCTTTCGAATCATCCGGGAATACAGCGTCTGGGCGACCAGCGGGAGCGATGACGTGCAGTTCTACCAATCGAGCTTCTACGCCGCGCCTGGCGTCGGCGATGTCTTCAGCGGCGCCACGTCCGAGGACTGGACGCACCAGCTGACGGTGCAGGGCGACTCGGGCACGGTCTCGGTGGCCGGCGTCGTCGAGGGCACCAGTGACCCGGAAGGTGTCGTCGGCTGGACCCTGATCTGCGCGCTGTCGGCCACCGGCACGGTTTCGGCCGCCGACAGCCCGGTGCCGCCTGTGGCCTCGCACCTGTGGCGCCTCCTGCGGCATCGCCTGACGGCGCTGTCGGGCACCAACGCCTTCGCCCAATTCAACTCCACGGGAGCCTGACGTGAGTTCTTGGAATCCTCCTGGCGCCGTCGTCCGCGTCGAGGCGCAGCCGCGTGCGTCGAACATTCTGGCGGGCGTACCCAGCGTGACCGACCAGGCGGGTGGCGCGGCGGTCCTCTACTACGACCCCGTCGCCGACCCGATCGTCTACTACAACCTCGCCCCCGACGGCCAGTCCTACGCCAGTGTCGCGGCGGTCGACAACCCGCGCGGCCGCAGCGTGCTGCGCCTGGGCGGCAGCGTCACGCAGCGCGGCAACTGCGTCAAGACGGCGGTTGCAACTGCCGTGACGGGAGATGGCACCACGCTGTTCGTGAGGACGCAGGCCGGGCATGGCTTGCATACAGGCTGCCGGGTGACGGTATCGAGCGAGTACGCGATCGCCGCCTCCCTGAATGGGGGCATTTCGACGTTCGACAACCTCTTCGTCTACGGCAAAGTCACGGTCATCGATTATCGAACGTTCTCGATGCCCTACAGCGGCCTGGCGGGCACGTCGAGCGTCGCGTTCGACGTCACCATGCAGCAGCTGCTGTCACCGAACGGCAAATGGAACGAGCTGAATCGCCGCCTGGGTGGCCAGCTCACCCTCTACGCGAATTTCGCCACCGGCAGCAACAACACGGCGAATCTTCGCGAGCGCGTGCCTCAAATCGTCGCGCTCATTCAAGCCGGGCTCGTCAATGAGGTGCGCGGTGAGCTGGGCATCGGCAACACGCTGCTCTACGCCGCGGCGCACGCTTGGACGTTCGCGCAGATCCAGGCGCAGTTGCTTGCGGACGTTCCATACATGGTGCAGGCGTTTGCACAGGCCGGCGCGAGCACGGTTTGCGATATGCCAGCGGTGCAGACAAACACCACTGCGTACAACACGGCCGCCACGCGATTCGTGTACGAGCTGATCAGGCAGCTCGCCTCGGTCGCCAGCAACCGCTTCCGCCTTTCGGACGACTTCGGCATGTTCATGGACCCGACGACGGGTCTCGGACGGCAGCGCTACTTTCGTGGCAACGACCTGAGCGACCCGACGCACCCGAGCAACGAGGGTGTGGTCATGCATTCATTCAACCAGGCGCGGGCCGAAGCATCGTTCTACCCATACCAAGCGGAGCGCCTGATGCGCTCGCCGCTCGACACCTATCGCGCCGATCCGAACAGCCTGCAGTTCTTTGACGGCTTCCTGGCGGGAGACAACACGGTCGCGGCGAGCACGCTCGATGCCAATTGCGTGGGCAATGTGCCCGCCAGCATCGGTGTGATCGTGACGACGGGAAACGCCGGGCGCGCGGTCGCTTTCAGCTACGTGCCGCGCGGCGACTACTGCGGCTATGACTGCATCGCGGAGATCACGGCCGGGGCGCCTGGCGACACGTTCATGATCATCATTGCGAATCCAACGGCCCGCCTGCTGAAGTTGCTGATGACGCCGGGCAAGCGCTACTTCGCCGGCCTCGACTACGCGTGCGTTCCGCGAACTGGGACGGTTGGCCAGGTCGACGTGTATGTCGGCATGACAGCGAACTATGCCGGCATGACCAATGTCAACGGGTACTACACGGCGGACATGCTGAACGACACCGACAACGTGGATGGCGTCTTGACGCAGCCACGGATTGGCGGCAGTTGCATGCCCGAGTTCGACCTGACGCCCGGCATCACCAACGTGTCCAAGCTGGGGATCGTCCTGGCCGTGACGATGGCCACCGCCGGCACGGCGTACTTGCGCTTCGGTCGCCCGACGATGCGCCAGATCAACTGAGGATCCGCGATGAGTCTCTTCGACGAGCGCTTCATGAGCAGCCTCGAGCTGCCCAACCCTGCCGACTTTCCCGGCGAGATCGCGTTCAGCTTCGAGCGCGGCGGGAACCAGTGCTGCGCCTGGTTGGCCACGGGCGGCGAGACGGGTGCGGTCTGGGTCTGCCTTGGGGCTTCCTATCGCGGGCCGCTCAGTGGGTTGCCCTCAGCTGCGAACGTGCGGATCGGCGCGCAGGCAACGATCGATGAGCCGGCGCCGACTCTCACTCGGCCGCCGACGGGCGGCACGAAGATGCAGCCCGTCGATCTGGTCGTCAGGTTCAAGCCGGACGGCGTCACGAAGGCCTGGATGCCGCGCGGCAGCCAAACGATGTATCAGCTCGGCGGCACGCCCGCGGCGCCGGCGATTCCGTTGTACACGTCGGTCGCGACGGCGGCCATCGTCGGAGAGATTGGCCAGCTACCCGCCAACTTCCTGGCGACGATCTATGGTGAGCTGTTCTTCCGAATTCTGTGCGCCCGCGCGTCGCCGGCCGCGGGCCCGGTGTCTTTCGTCCTGTCGCTCAGCGCTGCATCGGGCACACCCGGGAACGCAGCGGCCATTTGCCCGAACGTCGTCGCCAATGTGAATGCCGTGGGGTGGCTCGAGGGCAGCCTGTGGGTCGCTGACGCAACGCACCAAGCCGGCACCTACAACATCGCGCCGGGCGGCAACACGAACACCGGAGCGGCGGGCGTTCCGCTCACGCAAGACCTGACCGTCGCCCAGACCCTGCAGCTCTCGTTTTCTGGCGCCACGGTCGGTGACAAGTTCGGCGGCGCGAGCGTCACGATCGGTATCCGCTAGGCGCGCAGGCGCAGGCCGACCCAGCTCCTGATCCTCAGGCAACCCAGCACCGCAGCACCGCTGCAACACCCAACCCGCCCCGGGCAACCGCGGCGGGCTTTCTTTTTCCCGCGGCTGCGGGCATCCATCGGAGATCCAAATGGCATCCACTGCAACTCTCGCGCAGGGCACGCTCCTGCAAGTCTCGACCACCACCGGCTCGGCGAAGACGATCAGCGCCGTCGCGGTCGGCAACCCAACGATCCTGACTTCCGCTGGACACGGCTTGTCGAACGGCGACGTGGTGACACTCGCCGGCTTCACCGGCGCTGACGCCGCGTTGCTGAACGGCCTGCAGGTCAGTCTCACCAACGTCACGACCAATTCCGTCGCCGTCCAGATCGACACGACCGGCAAGACCATCACGACGGGCTCGGCGACGGCGACGCCACTGCAATGGGCGACGGTGGGCAACCTGCGGACGTTCTCGGGTGCGGATGGCAAGCCAGCCGAGATCGATGTCACCAATCTCTCCAGCACCGCCAAGGAGACGATCACGGGCCTGATCGACTACGGGTCGTTCCAATTCGAGTGCGACCAGTTGAACTCGGATGCGGGGCAATTGCGGATCTTCAATGCGTTCACCGCGAGCATT